TATTATTTATTAGATTGATTTAATAAAGCTAAGAATTCTATCACGTAAAAAGGTATCAACATCCTTTTTAGGTAATCTTTCTAGAGATTTTTCAAAATTTTCATATACTTCTTCGTATTTGTCGTCGCCAACAACTACCCACTGCTTTGATTCTAAGATACCATTAACAAAAGCCTTTGGGTAAGACGGGTCTGCTACGCAGTCAATAGCTACAAGTTTCATGTTTTTAACGGTACTATGATTATTGCTTTCTTCTAACGTGCCAAGAGCTCGTGAGGACATTCCAACTTTAACACCATCATTAATTAAAGATCTAACTATTTGACCGCAGGGTGTTGTTAATACTTTAGATTTACCATAAAAAATATTTCCATCTTGAGTTAACTCAGTTACAATATGGCATGCTCTTTCAAGATCAACATCAGCAGTAGTTGGGTGGTTTAACTCACCCATTGCACGTCCAGGGGTAACCATTTCCTCGATATAGCGTGCAGTTTCCCTTTCTAATTCTTTTAATGGATACATCCGGTTGTTCCTATTAACACCTTCTGCCATCATATATGGACCTTTTATGAATAAATTTGAAGGCGAGTTTCTATCTACTTCTTCTTCAATGTATTCGAACTCATCGTTTACATCAGGTTTTTCTACAACCAAATTAAGTTTTAATGCCATATTATTATTTAGTCACCCCTTACGATAAAGCTCCTTTTCTGTAATAATTATGAAGGTAAAACCGGACTTTTTACAATATTCCCGAGCTGCTTTCCATTTTGCTTGATTTGTTATAAACATTTTTTGCTCATATATCAAATGCTGCTTCTTTCTATACTTTGTTTGAGGTGGTTTTGTTTGCTTTGATGGTTTTATTTCAACAAGATAGTTTATTACCTCGTTACCTTCCTTTATAGAAACAAAATTATCTACATAATATTTGTGAACTCTATTGTCTAGAGGGCTTTTATAAGGAACAACAACGTTTTCACTACCCCATTTTAAAACATTTGGATTTGTATCACAAAATCTAAAGAACTTTAATTCCAATCCTGATCTATATACTGCCTTTGTACCAATAAATTTTTCAGAATTAGTTGGAGTAAAGACACCTTGCCGCCACTTCTTCCTCATCCTACAAAGAACATTGGTGGTTCCGTATCACCTAGTCCAGGTGATGCTCCTTCTAGTAGTTTATTTTCAAGTTCAGCTTTTTTATCTAAACCTTCTTGAAGCATATCATAGTTCAATGCCCCGCCCCCTAATAATTGAACACTACCAAACTTACCTCTAACACGACCAATAGTTATCATACTTAGCGCAAGAGCGTATTCATATACCCACTGCTCCATAATAACGTCTCTTATAGGTTTTTCGAGATAACATCCAAGAACACCATAGAACCTATCACCACCAGGTTGAGGGTACATTTGCATATATTGTGTTCTAGGATCAAATTTTATGTCTCTTCGAATTGCTAATAATTTTTCTCTTGTATCTATCCATTCTTTAAGAGTATACCAGGATACAAGATCAAAGCCATAGTTACCTAAAGCATAACTAAAATAAGTTTGTTGAGCAAGTGTTTGTTCTAAAGTAAATAACGTATTGATACCTGTTGTTGTACCTTCTTCAAAATCTATAACATCAACAACCTTTCTATATTCCATGACATCATAATCAAACACATTTTGATAATAAAGAGCTTCAGTTTCTAATCCTTCAAAGGTTATTGTTTGTTTTGGTGAAGCTTTAAAAAATGCACTAAGACCCGGTCTAAATGATGTTATATCTTGATACAGAGATGTGTCAAACACCTGGAATGCATCTATACCAGCACCAAGAGCTGATGGCTCTGATACTGATCCTGCTGTTACAGTAGCAAAAAGTGCAGACAAAGTATTGATTCCACCGCCATGCGGCGCACCGACAAACTCAGTTGCGCTTAATGATGACATTGCAACATATACAGAAGGTAAATTAGTTTGCGGGTTACCCGTACCACCAGCTCCTTGAGATCCTTTAGCACCGCTTAATAGATTTGGTGGTTGGGATCCATAAAATTCTGGGCCCGGGCCTAACGGGTTGGTACCAGCTACTTGCTTTACTTTAGTATCTAAATCCGTATTAGCTAGTGTATAAAGAAAATCTAATCTAATACCTTTATTTGTTTCATACATATCAGAATCAAATATTAAGTATTCTCTAGTATAACCAGCGTATTTTGTAAAATATTCAACTGCTATTTGAACGTTCTGTCTGAGTTGATCAGTGTGTATTTCTAAACTTATTAGTGGGTAACCGAGAGATCTCTTAATTCTATCACCAAGTTGATCGTATGTTTTAATCTTGCTATTTAAATTTGTTGATAAAAATGCAGAAAGCGGTTTAATATTGCATGCAAGTGCCATAAAATTATTTATTCAAGCATAAATAAATATATGGCGACAACACCAACATCTAATACCGGTAGTACGTATTTTAATATAAATCAATGTAGATCATTTAGCATGCGTTTAGCAGCTACAACTTTAACATGTTTATCGAGTACTGATACTGGTGGCCATGGAGCCGGACAGCCTTGTTCTGAAGTTATTATAGTAAATAAAACCGGTGGTAATTTAACTATTTATGATCAAAATTTTGGACCGTTTGCCTCTGGATCACCAGAAGGAGCTGGAGCCTCGCGAGGGTTTGTATTAGAGGATAATGATCAATTTACTTTTAGAGGGTTGACAAACGTTAATGAGGTATCTGCATTTGCAGCATCAACAGGTCCAATTTACTATAGAGCTCAGTTCTTTAGTAGTAATCCTTCTCGTTAAACTTCAGCAGGTTCTTCTACTTCAACTTCAGTTTCTGCGACTTCCTCTGTATCGGCTTCACCAGTGTCTGCTGGTCCGCCGCCAAACTCTGGTATACCACCTCCGCCTCCACCGACACCAGCTCCTTCACCACCGGCAGCAGCTGCATCGCCTTCAGCTAATTCACCCGCTAATGCTTGCTCCTTCCATGCAGGACCAGCAGCAGTAATTTGAGCTAGCTCCCACTGAAGCTCAGCATCTTTTCTTAAAAATTCTCTGTTAGCTAGAATATCCTTATCCTTCCATCCAAGATATTTTTTCTGCGCATATGTTGCAGATACAAATTCATTACCGGCTAAGTTAGTGTAGTTTCCAGACTTAAGTTCAAGTCTTTGATTTTCTCTAAGCTCGTAAAAATTAGTAGGTACATTAAACTCAATCTCTAAATTTTGTTCATTAAGCTCTAATTTTTCAAAAATACCCATTAACGTTAGATGAGTAATAAAACCTTTTTTAAGACCGGCTGCAAATCTTTGCTGCTGTCTAATTACAAAACGAGCAAACTTAAGTTCTTCTCTTAATATTGATGTTCCGGAAGCTTCAACTTGATCTTGCGGATCTAATCTTGCTGTTGGTACTTTAAGAGCTCTATAAAGCTTTTTAATAAAATACATTAGATCAGATAACTCACCTAAATTTTGACCGCCGGCTAACTGTCTAACATCAGTACCCTCAGAACCTTGCCTCTTAGCAAACCAAAATGCATCAAGCATAGATTGTGGATTAAACTTCTTAACAACATCATCTTGATCCATGTCAAAGGTCTTTCTCGACCAATATTGTTGTATTAATTTTTTAAGATATGCTTCAGCTTTTGGCGGTGGCATATTACCAACATCAACGTTAAAGACTAGTCTTTCTGGCGCTCTAACCAATCTATAGATAACAATTGCATCTTCAATTAATGATAATTGTCTATAAGGTCGTCTAGCGTTCTCTAAGAAAGGTATAATAAAATTCTTTGTTTCGTTATATACACCAGAATTAACATACATAATCTGGTTTTGATCCATTGGTATAAACTCAATCTTTTCTACCTTTTGCGGTTGTGATGGGCTAAAAATTGGCTTTCTATATATATAACCCTTAACAAGCATATTTTGTATATTATTATACACTGGATCTATAATTTCAGCTGGTAAGTTAATAACACCTAATACACCATCATTTACGTAGCCTTCATGAATTATTTGTTCAAAGAAAACCTCTCCTTCAACCATCATTTGTCGAAAATATTGCCAACCTTTATTTTTAAGATCATAATATTCAACATACCTATGAAATTGTTTTTCTACTTCCGCTTTTTCATCTATTGTTAAATCAATATCTTTATAGTGAAGACTTGTAATCCACCCAGTTTCATCAGGGTTAATCATCTCATCACATATTTCATCTAACGCGTCGGAGATTTCAGAATAAGCTGCCATTATTCTATAATCACGAAGTCTACCAGCTTTATCATCCTGTATGTTTGCATACATGACATCGCCAAAAGATGAGTCTTTAGCAAAATCGCCTATAGGTATATTATTATAAGGGTTAGAAGAGGAGATAGAAGCTTTAGCTAACGCTTCCGCTCTACGCATTCCTGCTTTCTGAAAGAATTTATATTTTGGGTTTAATGCATCATTTTCACCGCGGCCATCTGTAGCATACGGTAGCCTATTTTGGATGTACTGTATTAAACTTCTTCCAAAAGTTGATGCACGACCGTCATTAGTCACGTAAGAGCGATTTTGGTCTGAGCTTGTTGATGATCCGATTCCAGGCATTTATATATATTTATGTTAATTTAAGGATAGAGCTACTGGCTTGGTAGGAAGTTGCCCACCCAGCCTCGTTACCGGTAATGATTGTAAACTCACCAGCCTTAGCAGCGCTGAGAGAAGATAAGGGAAAGAAGAAATTAACCACATTATCATTAACAACCTTATAAAAATCTTCACTAAGTTCATATCCACTAATAGTTGGATTCTTAGCTGAAGTTATCGCTGTAAAATTAGTAAAGAAGTTAGTAACGTACGAGCTTAAATAAAATTTATTATTTGCATCTAATCGTTTACCATAAAGAATAAAATTATTATTTGTACTGCTTGGATTTGTACATGATAAAATATTTGTAACAGTACCTTGAGGATAATTGTTAAGCGGATAATAAGTTCCAGTTGTTGAATAAAAAATATTGGTAAATTCTGGTATGCCTGAAACGGTTACTGTTTCAGTATAATTTGTTGGTACATTTGCATTAAAGCTTGAAAGACTTGAGTAACCTAATTCCTGGTACGTATTATCTCTTACCGGTAGTGTTGGATCAAGAGGTGAATAAATTTTATTTGCCAAATCAACAGCAATGAAATTATTATCAACTTTATAGATACTACCTTGTGTACTTTTTTCTTCCGGAAATAACCACCCTTTAATTGTAAAAGATGTATCAACAACTACTCGAAACTTATCATTATAAGTCGTATCTGTTGGTGTTGTATAGGCTAAATTACCACTCCACAATACTTCACTTCTTATTTCTTGCGGATATTGAGCTCCAAAATCAGCTGGCACTTCCCAAGTAAGTATGATATATGGGTTATTATACGGTACAAAGTTTGATACAATTTGATCCACATCTTGCATATATCTTGCAAGAATTGACATACTAACTTCTAAATTAACCGGGACAGGCATTAAGAACTTTGAAGCGGATTTTGGATTTTCTATTTTTTGTGCTGGTATATATGATGGAGCTAATTTATTAAATACTCTATCATTATCTCTTGTTATACCGGTTAAGTTAACAGCAACAACGGGCAGTGTTAAATTTTGCGCTTTGTTGATAATATCATACATTACTCTCTGTTTTGGAGCAAATACATAACGAACTTCAATATCACTTCCGGGATTTCTATCTTTATTAAATCTACTAATAACAGTATCATCAAACGCAGCTATAAACTGTGTTAGGAGGTCTTTAATTTCAAAATGAAACGCTCGGTTCTTCATGCGTACTTATATATTTATTACAGAAACCTGTCAATGAAATATTTTGGTAGTTTATGCTTATTATTTACAACACTTTCAGC